TGATGCTAACGTAATTGCTAAGCAAACACGTCGTGGAAAAGGTAACGTATTGATTGTTTCATCTGACGTAGCTTCTGCAATGGCTATGGCTGGTGTTCTTTCTTACACACCTGCTCTTCAAGCTGACCTCCAAGTTGACGATACAGGCAATACATTTGCTGGTATGTTACATGGCCGTATCAAAGTTTACATTGACCCATACTTTGGTGGATATACATCTAACCAAGAATTGGTAACTGTAGGATACAAAGGTTCTTCACCTTACGATGCTGGTTTGTTCTATTGCCCATACGTTCCATTGCAAATGGTTCGTGCTGTAGACCAATTCACATTCCAACCTAAGATTGGTTTCAAAACACGTTACGGTATGGTAGCCAACCCATTCGCTAACGGTTTGAATCCTTCAAACGGTACCATCAATGCTCGTAGTAACGTTTACTACCGTATTTTTGGCGTTAAGAATTTAATGTGATGTAATATAAAAATCACCTTAGAGTGATATTTGAAAGGACTTCTTCGGAAGTCCTTTTTTTTGGCTCCTAAATAACTATATGACTGCACTATCAAGACTACCTCAAAATACCAATTACCTACAAGCGTCAAAGTTTCTATTGACTTTTGACCGAATAGGTGATGTTCAATACTTTTGTCAATCGGTTAACATTCCTGGTGTCAACCTAGGACAAGCATCTTTACAGACACCCCTTTTAGATGTATTCATTCCTGATAGAAAGATGATTTATAATCCATTTTCTATTGATTTTACTGTGGATGAATCATTGAACAGCTGGCAACAATTACACGCCTGGTTCCGTTCCATCGCAGCACCAACGGGTTTTGACGAAAGGAATAGGTTAACAGCACTACAGAACGCCAATAAGAGTCCAAGTTCCAGTTTATCCGCTTATTCCGATGCCACTTTGACCATTCTTTCATCGTTGAATAACCCTATTCTCCGTGTAAAATTCTATAATTGTTTCCCCATTACACTATCAGATATTATATTTGATACCACTCAATCGGCCGATGACATTATTACCGCAGACGCCGTGTTTACTTTTGATTACTTTGATTTTGAAAAGGCTTGACATTTAATCATTATTTTGTTATTATAAAGATTTACGGTTATATTTTTATTACATTATGGAAAATCTAGAACAAGTATTAAAGCTTTGGGAAAAAGACTCAGTTATTGACCAGACCGAACCTGGTAAAGAACTTATCAAAATACCCACACTTCACAGTAAATACCTTGGTATTCTCATCAAGCACAAGATTGCCTCTAAAAAGGCACATTTTGATTATCTCCGTATGCGGAAGATTCGGTTAGATTATTATGGCGGAAGAATGAGCCAAGAAGAACTTGAGGAATACGGATGGGAACCTTTTGCATTTGTTTTGAAATCAGACATTAATGCTTACCTAGAAGCAGATGATAATTTAATAAAGCTGTTAGAAAAGAAAGTATACCACGAAGAAACGGTATCAGTAATTGAATCTATTATGAGTGAACTGAAATCAAGGACGTTCCAGTTAAAAGATTTTATTGGATGGGAGAGATTTATTGGCGGACAATGATATAGTACTTTCCAAAAAAAGTGAAGTTTACATTAAGGTAACTTGTGAGAAGCATATTGCTAAAGAGTTATCAGAGTATTTTCAATTTTATGTTCCGGGATATCAATTTGTTCCTGCTTACAGGAACAGAATTTGGGATGGAAAAGTGCGTCTTTTCAACTTACAAACTTCTCAAATTTATTGCGGACTACTGGACTATATCAAACAGTTTTGCGAAGAAAGAGATTATAAGTTAGAAAATGAATTGGATGTTGAAGATGAATATTCATTATATCATGCCAAAAAGTTTATTGATTCACTAAACATTCATTCCCGTGGTGAACCTATTGAAGTACGAGAGCATCAAATAGACGCATACATTCATGCTATGCAAAAACGCCGAGCGTTGTTATTATCACCAACTGCTTCTGGCAAATCTCTTATCATCTATCTCATCTTTAGACAACTCTGGCAATACCAAAATCTCAAAGGTCTCGTTATCGTTCCAACCACTTCTTTGGTTGAACAGTTATATTCAGATTTTGGCGACTACAATGATGGTACAATGGAAGAATATATTCATCGAATCTATCAAGGTAAAGAAAAGGACACCAACAAACCGTTGACAATATCCACTTGGCAGTCATTATATAAAATGCCAAAAGAATATTTTGAACAGTTTGATTATGTGATTGGTGATGAAGCACATAACTTTAAAGCACAATCACTCACTACAATTCTCACCAATTGTATCAATGCCAAATACCGTATCGGTCTTACAGGAACTTTGGATGGAACCAAAACACATAAACTGGTATTAGAAGGTTTGTTTGGTCCAGTCAAAAAAGTAATTACCACAAATGAATTGATCAATCAACAGTTGGTTTCTCAATTTGAAATTAAGTGTTTGGTGTTAAAACATTCCGATGAAGAGGCAAAATTAGCCAAAGAAATGACTTATGCTGAAGAAATTCAATATCTTATATCACATGAAGCTCGAAACAAATTCATTAAGAATCTTACAGTTAGCTTAGAAAAAAATACTCTTGTATTGTATCAAATGGTTGACAAACATGGCAAAATACTGTATGATATGATAAGAGAAACAGAGAAAATTGGCAATAGAAAAGTGTTCTTTGTCCACGGCGGAACGGAAACTTCCGACAGAGAAAAAATTAGAGAAATAATGGAGATTGAGAATGACGCTATTATTGTGGCTTCTTTTGGTACTTTTAGCACTGGTATTAATATTAGGAATTTGCATAACATTATATTTGCAATGCCTACTAAATCAAGTATTAGAACACTTCAGTCTATTGGCCGTGGACTTAGACAATCCGAAGGTAAAGAAATAGCCACTCTGTATGATATCTCGGATGATCTTAGAATAAATAAACATATAAACTATACTTTAAAACATTTCATCGAAAGGACTCGTATTTACAACGATGAAAAGTTCCCATTCAAAATATATAAGATAGGACTAAAAAAATGATTAAGATTGTCCGTTTACAGAATGGTGAAGATATTATTGGTAACTTGACAAACGAAGATATTGGCAAATTTACCGTGGAAGAACCAATGGCGGTTAACATTGAATATCGTGGTCGAGAAGCAGGCCTAATGATGCACCATTGGTTGCCTGTACAACTCATCAAGAAGAATGAAATTCTTTTAGAAAATAAAGATGTTCTCTGTATTTTGGAACCTAATGATGAATTCTGTGAATATTATTTAAATACTGTGGAAAAGATTAAAGAGTTGTTATCTGCTAAAAATACTTTAGATGGTTTAGACGAAGAAGAAACTGATAATATTATGGATGCTTTTGAGGAACTATTAAATGATGGTAAAACATTACATTGATATTGGTTATATTGTTTCAAACCGGTACATAGAGAATAATAGACCTTTGTCAAGCGAAAGTCAAGCATTAATGTGGTAAATATAATAATATGAAAGAAATAAAATGACAGAACCAGCACCATTACCTAAAAAGAAACCTAAACAGTATGTAAATAATGCTGACTTTCTTAAAGCATTAGTTGATTATAAAGAAGCAAGTAAACTTGCCACAGAGAATAAAACATCGCCTCCTCCTATTCCTAATTATATTGGTGAGTGTTTTATGAAGATTGCTGAAGGTTTATCCCACAAGCCAAACTTCATTAACTATACTTACCGTGATGAAATGATGTCGGATGGTATTGAAAATTGTTTAATGTACTTTGACAACTTCAATCCTGAAAAATCTAAAAATCCATTTGCTTACTTTACACAAATCATTTACTACGCCTTTCTACGAAGAATACAGAAAGAAAAGAAACAGACTTATGTAAAATACAAAGCTACCGAACAGATGGGCATTTTGGATGAGTTTGAAATGCTAGAATTGGAAGACGGTACCTCGATGCAGTTTCAACTATATGACAATATTGCCGAATTTATTGAAACATATGAAACGGCAAAAGAGAAGAAAAAAGAGGTAAAGAAGCCCAAAGGTATTGAAAAGTTCTTAGATGAGTGATATAATGTACAAAGTTAAATACTATATTCAGAGTACCGCAATTCGATTTAAAAGCTTTGAAACTTTAAGTGAAGCACTACAATGGTCAAATAAACAACCCATTGATTCCATAATTGAGATTAAACAATATGAAAGTAGCAATAATAACGGACCAACATTTCGGCGCACGGAATGATTCAATCCATTTTTTAGATTATCAGGAGAAGTTTTATTCAGAAACATTCTTTCCTGTTTTAGATTCTAACTCCATTGATACTGTACTTATTCTTGGTGACACTTTTGACCGTAGGAAATACATCAATTTTTATTCGTACAAACGTACAAGAGAGATGTTTTTCGATAAGTTGTCGCAACGTGGAATCAAGGTACATATGCTTGCCGGCAATCATGATACCTACTTCAAAAATACCAACGAAGTAAATTCGGTTCGGTTATTACTACAAGAATATACCAATATTGAAGTAATTGATTCACCTAAGACAATTACTGTTGATGGTAACGCAATATGCATGATGCCTTGGATTTGTCCTGAGAATTATCAAGAAAGTATGGATGAATTAAAAAATACCACTTCTGATGTTGTTATGGGACATTTTGATATTGCCGGATTTCAAATGCACCGTGGACTTTCTTCTACTGACGGACTAGAACGTAGTTTATTCAGTCGTTTTGATATGGTCTTTTCCGGTCACTTCCACCACAGGTCTACAAGCGATAACATTTATTACCTTGGTAATCCATATGAACTAACTTGGCAAGATTATAATGATCCTCGTGGATTTCATTTATTTGATTTACAAGCTCGTAAGTTGGAGTTTATTGAAAACCCAAATGTAATGTTTCATCGTATCACTTACGATGACAAAGAAAACTCAATTACCGAAATTAATAGCAAAGATTTAACAAAATATACCAATACTTACGTTAAGGTTGTGGTAATCAACAAAACTAATCCTTATTTGTTTGATAAGTTCATGACAAACTTATATGCCGTTAATCCAATTGATGTTACCATTGCCGAGGACTTTACGGACTTGACAGAAGGCATAGATGATGATATACTTGATCAAGCTGAAGATACTATCACAATAATTAATAAGTTTGTGGATGGTATTAACGAAGAACATATTAATAATGATAAGCTAAAAAACGTATTGAAAGAATTGTACGTTGAGGCATTAAACCAAGAACAGGCATGATTATATTTCAAAAAGTCCGTTGGAAGAATTTTCTTTCAACTGGATCCAGTTTTACAGAGATTGATTTTACTAAATCACAAAATACCTTAATTATCGGACAAAACGGTGCAGGTAAATCCACTATTTTGGATGCCTTGTGTTTTGGATTGTTTGGTAAACCATTTCGTAAGATTAACAAACCACAACTTGTAAACTCCATTAACAATCAGGCAGCTGTTGTTGAGATTGAATTTTCTATTGGTAAAAAACAATACAAAGTAATCCGTGGTATCAAACCAAATGTGTTTGAGATTTATTGTAATGGTGTTATGATAAATCAAGATGCCGCTTCACGAGATTATCAAGAAGTACTTGAAAAGAATGTTCTCAAATTAAGTTTTAAATCCTTTACTCAAGTGGTTATTTTAGGTTCGGCATCGTTTGTTCCATTCATGCAACTATCTCCAGCAGATAGACGGAATATCATTGAAGATTTATTAGACATTGGTATCTTTTCATCGATGAACGGACTCGTAAAAGAAAAAATGTCTGAGATTAAAGACAATACAACCAAAACAAAATATGAAATGGATTTAACATCAGAAAAAATTAACTTCCAGAAGCAATCCATTGAAGAACACAAAACTCGTAATGATGAAGAAATTGCTAAGAAAAGAACAGAAATTACTGCCAGCATAGACCAAAACTTCAAGTTACAAAAAGACATTGAGTTAATTCAAAAACACATTGATGTTCTCCAGAAAAAAATTCAAGATAAACTTTCCGTAGAAAAGAAAAGTAAGAAGTTATTACAATTAGAATCCAAGATTGAAACCAACATTAAAAAGAATGAAAAGGATATTGCTTTCTATGAAGATCATGACAACTGCCCAACTTGCCAACAAGTCATTGACGGAGAATTCAAAACCAAACAAGTTGTCGAAAGAAAATCAAAAGTCAATACTCAACGGGAAGGCCTTACGGAAATCTCAACGGAGATTACTAAAGCAAACCAGCGAATAGAAGAAATTAATGGAATCATCAAACACATCACTAGTCATAACAACGAAATCGTTAAGCACACTTCAACCATCTCGGCAGTCCACGCATTCGTTAATAAACTCCAAAGGGAAGTTGAAGATTTATCTGCACATAAGGAGAGCATCGAAAGTGAGAATGCCAAGTTACGACAACTTAAAGAGGAGCTTGGACTCTTGGTCAAGAAGCAAGAAGAATTAACAACAGAAAAACAATATTATGAATTTGCTAGTTCTTTATTGAAAGATACTGGTATTAAGACTAAGATTATTCGTCAATACTTACCAATCATGAACAAGTTGATTAATAAGTATTTGACTGCTATGGATTTCTTTGTAAACTTTAATATCAATGAATCATTTGAAGAAACAATTAAATCTAGACACCGTGATGAGTTTTCATATGCCAATTTTTCTGAAGGTGAAAAGATGCGTATTGACTTGGCATTGTTGTTTACATGGCGCCAAATTGCTAAGTTGAAAAATTCAACAAACACCAACTTGTTGATTTTGGATGAAGTATTTGATTCATCTTTAGATGGTGTTGGTACAGATGAGTTCTTGAAGTTGATTTATGAGATGGGTAAAGATACCAATGTGTTTGTAATCTCACACAAAGGTGACCAGTTGTATGACAAGTTTAGAAGCATGATTCGATTTGAAAAACATAACAATTTTAGTAGGATAGCAAAATGAGCGATACAAAAATTTGGCCAACAAATGATGAAGTAATTAGTTTTAATACAGAAGATGCTTTGAAAAAAGACGGAATAATTCCACAAACTGTTCCTGTTTTTAAATTAGTTTCAGAAGATCATCCAATTTTACGAGAAGTGATACCTGAATTTGATTTCAGTAATCCGCCAGTTAATCCAAATGAGTTTGCATCATCTTTGGTTGAAACCTGCAAACTACACCACGGATATGGATTGTCCGCAAATCAATGTGGATTTAAATACCGAGTTTTTGTAATGGGAGCCGAAGATAATTATGTGGCATTCTTTAATCCTAAAGTGGCAAAAACTTACGATGAAGCACACATGATGGAAGGATGTTTATCATTTCCATTTTTAGGATTGAGAATTACCAGACCTGCCGCAGTTGATGTTGAATACCAAGACTTTAATGGTGAAAATAAAACGGCACATTTTACTGGTATAAGTGCACGATGTTTCCTTCACGAGCTTGATCATTTAAACGGAATAGTATATACTAGTCATGCTAAACCAATGGCATTGCAATCCGGCATGCAAAAACGCAACAAACTAATGAAAAGTTTAAGATTAAAATAATGGCAACACCAATTGAATTCGTAGAAAAACAATGGTTAGATTGGAAAGAATCCAATCCACCAGAAAAATCTAAACATATTGATAAAGAAAAACTTATCGAGATTGTTATTAAGGACTTGACTTATGCTTCACAAATGGATGTCCGTGAATACACCTTATATCAAAAATGGTGTGAAATTAAAGAACGGTATCCTGTTGAAGAAGTTTCTACATTATGGGGTTCTGAAGTTCAGATGGTTGATCCTGAACAGAAGAAATTGGTTGATAAGGTCAAAGCAAACTTTTGGATGCCTACTGAACCTGATGATTATGAAAAATTAAAACCCGTTATGAAGTTACATAACGGTGAATTAGCAGAAACGTGGAATGCCATTCGCACATTTACTTCCACTATGAAGAATAATTCTAATATTGGTCGTAATCTATTTTATACAGTAGAAGATGAAGTTACTGGTAAATATCTTGGTGTTATCTGTATCTCCTCAGACTTCCTGGACTTGACTCCAAGAGATAAGGCGATTGGTTGGGCTAGAGATGTTAAGACACAACAAGGAATGATTAATCACACCGCCATCGGTTCCACAATCGTTCCATTACAACCCCTTGGTTGGAATTACATGGGCGGTAAACTACTTGCTTTACTTTGCCTCGCTGATACAGTTCAAAAAGACTGGAAAGAAAGATATGGTGATGTTCTTGTTGGTGTAACCACAACATCTCTTTATGGTAAAACAAAAACGGGTGGTCTATCTCAATATGATGGACTTGAACATTGGAATCCTATGGGTTTCTCCTCAGGTTCTGTGGCATTTGAACCATCACGAGCAACCAAAGCAATGTTGTTTGATTGGATTAAAGAAACCGAACCTCGTAAATATTTTGAGTGGTGGGCGGCCAAGAATCAACAAGGACTTCCACTTAAACGTGACCACAAGAATCGTTCATTAAATTTTGCATATCCAAAACTTGGTATACCAAAACAATTGATTCGTACCGAACACCAACGTGGAATTTATTTTTCTCCGCTTTATGATAATACTAACGAATATCTCCGTAAAGAAATTACAGAAGATAAACTGGTAAAATCATTTGATACCTCGGAGGAAACATTAGCCAATATTTGGAAAACAAAATATGCCAAAGGTCGTATTCGGCAATTACAAAAGAAGAATACGGTATCCTACGAAACTCTTTTCTATGACGATTTAATCTATTTGTCATGGGAAGATACCAAAGCGAAATATTTACCACAAGTTGGTCGATAAACGCTTGACAACACAGATATATAAATGATATACTGTGTGAACTTGCTTAAGGCAAGGATTTATTTTAACTTACTATGGAGTATTACATGAGCAATTTATCCGCAAAACAAAAGATGTTAGCCGCTTTGAAACAAACCTCTGGTTATAACACTTTTACAACCAAACAAGCACAACGCCGTTTCGGTATTACAAACATTTCAGCACGCATTGAAGAACTGCGTAAAGAAGGTAACTGCATCTATACCAACACTAAAATTGTTGATGGTCAAAAAGTTGCTTTCTATCGTTTGGGTACACCAACTAAAGCAATGGTACAAGCTGCTTTGTCCGCTGGTTACTCATTTACTGCCTAATTGGTAGTTTGATGTGGGGTTTCACCGAAAGGTGATTCCCCTTTTTTTATATTCTTGGAGCACAAATGGAAATTTCAATCAAAAAAGAAGATTTACAAACAAAAAGTCTGTTTGTAGCAACA